GTTAGCATTAATATACATGCCATCTGCTTTTAACTGTGAATACACACCTTTAGACCATGGCCAAGTATCAAGTTTAACATGTTTAGGTAATGAGCAACGTTGATATGGAAACTCTGGAATTAATCCTTTCCATACTTTATTTACTGTAGCTGCTTGTACACCGCAACGTAAGTCTTTATTTATAACTTTGATAACAACTTGTGCATCACGTTCTGTTACAGATTCTAAAATATTTTTAAGATGATCAATGCCTGCGTGACCTGTATAAGTACGGTCAGCTAATGCATGTAAGTGGACAATAGCTTCGTCAAGAAGCATTGTAGGTGTTCCTGTGTTAGGTGTGTAATCAGGAATTTTTTTGATGTTAAAAGGAAGTAATTTATTAGTGGCACAAAAGCACACATCTTTCAATAATTCGTTAGTGCTGTTGCGTTTAAGAATATCAATTTTGCTGTTAGTTTTAGGTTCATTAGCTAACTCTTGTAAAATTGTAGTGATCATGTGTACTCCTAGTAATTATTAAAAATGTTATTATACAGCAATAAACAATTAATGTCAACTAATTATTCGTCACAATCTAATAAAACCATTAATGTTATAATTGTAAAAATTATCGCAACCATTACTGCTCCAAATTCGTCTGCTATGTTAACCATACTTTTCTCCCCTCAAAGTAGTATGTATAATAAATAAAGGTGTAGTTCGCGGATTGCCGTCCCAACTACTTTAATACTTTAGAGGAGTATCAACATGAATATTTATAATTTTTGTGTATACCTAACTGTATACACTGGCAATAAATTACCACCGTTTTATATAGGTTCGTCATCTTGTAAATTAGTAAACCGTGGTTATCACGGTTCTGTAGCATCAACAAAATATAAAAAACTATGGGATGATGAAATATTAAATAATCCTGCTTCATTTAAAACACATATCATTTCAACACATACTACGAGAGATGATGCGTATTTAAAAGAACAAAAATTGCATACGTTATTAAATGTAGTAGAATCACCGTTGTATGTTAATCAAATGATAGCATTGTCGAGACCTGATAATACAGGAAAAGTTTTATCAATGCAACATAAACAAAAATTATCAGAATCGTTAAAAGGACGAATTAAATCTGATATAACTAAATTACGTATGAGTAAACCTAAAACAGTTGAGCATAATAAAAAAGTGTCTGAATCTAAACTTGCAATGATACCAGTAAAATGTCCACATTGTTTAGTATCTGGAAATAAAGCAGTAATGACAAGATTTCATTTTAATAACTGTAAACAAAATCCAAAGTATAAAGAAACTGATATGCTAACCTGCCCGCATTGTAATAAACAAGGTCGAGGAAATATGACAAGATATCATTTTGATAATTGTAAAAGCAGAAAGGGGACCTAAGTCCCCTTTCTAATCAATTAAGCTAAATCGCTTTTCAACAATTTAGATATTGCTTGTACTTCAATATTTACTACACCTAATACACCAAGTGCAGCCCATCCAAAAAATACAAACCCGTAATGTAGAGGGGCTACAAACAACTCCTCCATAAACCAGCCTATGTTCATATAAGTTCGTTACGCTTATACCGTTCTCTTATGAACTGCTAACTGTTCCCAGTTAGAGCAGACTATCTCATCAACCATTTAGGTTGCTCTGCGCTTCCACTCACTTGAGTGTACTCCCTTTCGGGATAGTCGTTACACCTTCTTATTTCTAAGCTTGGCACGGTATTGTCCGTTCTGGATGTTCACCGTTTTCACAGAGTTTTCATCATTACATTGCTATAATGAGCTTCCTGTGTTGAAAGTATGACCCCATTCGTTTAAGCCAACGTTTGGAAGAATCATGAAAGGTCCAATTACTGATACTAAGTATTGTAATGGTAAACCTTTTTGGTAGGTAGGCAAGCGTGTTTTAGCATATAAGAATGCAGAAACGCCTGTGATGATGTAAATAGGATAACTTAGATAAAACTCAATAACGTGACTTGGTGTAAAATCAGTATCACGGACAATCGTTTGATGCCATGTACCGTCTTGTTCTGTAAAGTATGAAGCACCGTAATAAATTGCGATACCGTACATTACCAACCATACCCAATGTGTGAAATGACGACGCAATTCTTCACGTGGTGTGATTGACATCACTTTACGATCACGACTTTTCCAGATATAACCCCATAATACAGAAGCGGTTACGATTTCTAGTACCATTTCAATATAAAGGAAGTTCATCCAGTATGTTTCGAATTCTGGCGCAAATGAGTCTAAACCAGCTGACCATCCATAAACACCCTCATACCAACGAACCCACCCGTAAAACACTATATATAGTGCTGCACCTGCGAGCATAGCTGGTTTGTTCAAAAGTGAAGCTTCTTTAGCTTCTGCTTTTACCGTTTCAATTGTAGCTGACATAAAAATTCTCCTAAGCAAGGGAAAATAAAAAACGAAGTCTAACGCCCGTTAAACTTCAACTCGAGTTAAGTGTATTTATAATAACTGAGTAGTTTACTCAGTTATTAATTTAGTCTATATTATACACGGTCTAGCGCATAAGTCAAGAACTATTTTTATCTTTCTTTATGATGTTCTAAAGGAAGATGATGTCCTGGATGTTTGTAGTGTCGCTCGTAGTAGTGATCAAAGTTACCATCACGTAAATACTCACGATGTACAGGCTGTTCGACACAGCCTGTAGACAAGTATGCCGCTAAAAATATACTAGCGACGAGTAATAATTTCATCAATAAGTCCATATTCCAAAGCCTCTGTAGCGGACATAAAGCAATCGCGCTCCATGTCGGCAGCAAACTGTTCAAACGTTTTGCCTTTACTGTTGTGATCAACGTAAATCTGTGTTAGAGATTTTTTCATCTTTAAGATTTCTTCAACTTGAATTAACATGTCAGTGGCTTGACCACGTGCGCCTCCGCTGGGCTGGTGGATCATATGTCTTGCGTTTGGTAGCATTTTACGCTTACCTGGTGCACCTGCTGTTGCTAACAATGAGCCCATACTGCATGCTTGACCCATTACTATAGTTGCAACATCTGGTTTAATAAATTGCATAGTATCATAAATTGCAAGTCCTGCTGTTACAACGCCGCCTGGGCTGTTAATAAAGAAACTAATATCTTCGTTGCCTTGACTTTCTAAAAAAAGCAACTGAGCAACAATAATACTTGCAGAATGCTCGTTAACATCTGAATCAAGCATAAGAATCCGGTCTTTGAGCAATCTACTATAAATGTCATATGAACGTTCACCTTTTGCTTCTGACTCTACAACCATTGGGATTAAAGCTGGCATATATGTATCTCCTTGTTAAGTAATAAAAATATAATTATACAGTAAGTGTTACAGTTTGTCAATACTAACGTTTAGCGTTGACAACCGTAATGTCTGGACCATTACTAACAAAACTTAGTTGTCCCATATAGCCTTCAAACTGATGTCCATTCCATTCAAGATGCAACTTAACGTTTTTATCAATTACTACATTAAGGTGTTTCTTTTCCTTAAACGATTCAACAGCTACTACCATTTTTTTACCGTTATCTTCGCAAATGATCTCACATGTATCATCTACATATTCTCGTCTTTGCATTTAGCCTCCAATAGTTCTTGTTCTAATTCGATAATTCGTTGTTCTAGTTTAACAATGTGATCTGCAACTTGAATTAAAAAGTTATTAGTGTTTGTTGATGTAGTTCTAAGCATATCGCTTACTGATAATTTTTCTTCTGACATAGTATCCTTTAGATTTCAATATTAAGTTCGGCTACTTTTTTAGTAATAGTATTGCGGCCATACCCTAAAATTGTAGCAGTTTCCTGACGTTTATTACAATTAAACTCAAGTGCAGTTTTAATTAAAACATGTTCAGAATCTGAACCAATGTTTTTAATGTCGTCATCTTTTTCAACTAGCATACGAATAATTTCAGTTCGCAGCATATCTTTCCATGTTTTTGTTGATCCATTAACAATAGTTTGATAATCATGAATTTGACCTTCAAGATCTTTAATTTTTTCTTCTAAACTTTGAATGTGAGCATCTATCTGAGCTAGTGTTAAGTTTTTTGTATCCATAGTATCCTCATATAGTAATATATTTTAATTTGAAATCAGTAAAGGAAGATTCGTGTGGATATCCCCTTGCATTATTAAGCAGTACACAATCATGTATAACTGGAGTTTTAGGATCATGCTGATGTCCAAAAAATGCATAGTCAAACATTGTTAACAAATGATCTAAATTAGATCCAAACAGTCCATTCATTGCATAATCATGTTTATAGTGATCTGCAATTGTTTGATATGAAGGTGAATGATGAGTAACAAGTATAACATTTTCGTACCCTATTTTGTCAACTTGAGTAACCCATTTAACAAAGTGTTTGTGTCTTGCTAAGATCTCATCAGGAAATAACTTTTTTCCATTATTAAGAATAACTCTAAAATCATTTATCATCCTAGGGGCACCTATTACGGTGTATGGATCTTCATTGTTAAAGTCAGTCCACAATGTGCCACAAATAAACAAATTGTTATCTATTTCTAAATACTCACCGTCTAAGATGTGTAAGTTAGGATAGGGTAATAACTCTTTTAGATCATCTACCGCCGTGGTGAGATCTGAAGAATAATATTCGTGATTTCCCATAACCATAATAACATGCTTAAAAGCAGCAGTAACGTTATTGAAAAAATTGATAGTATCAATGCTATCACGTTTATGATTTGCTGCCTGACGTTTAAGTTTACTAACATTTAATATATCTCCTGCAAGGATTAAAACATCAGCAGGTTTGATGTTTTCTAAATGCAAATCTCTAAATTCAAAATGCAAATCTGATGCATACGCGATTTTCATCAATCCTCCTATAATCTATACGTTACACGACCCTTGTTCAAATCATAACCGGAAACTTCAATCTTAACTCTGTCACCTTGTATAACTCTAATCTTATGTCGTTTAAGTTTACCGCTAGTATAACATACTAGCACATGTTCACTATTATCAACTTTGATCCTAAACATGTTACCCGGTAATACTTCTTCTACTTTGCCCTGAAATTCTATTATGTCTTCTTTACTCATGTCTCTCCTAAATTATTTATGAAATCTGCCTTGGAAACAATGACGTAACTCATGCCCAAAAGTCCAATACGAAACGTTACGTGGGGTTATAATAATACATGTATTTCCAAACAATGAATTGTTCCAAAATGAACATGCTTCTACTTCGGTTGGATACCCGGGCAACCCACGTCTTCTACTTTCATTATCACAACCTACACGTACATCATCAACTTGCACCCATTCTACACTTGTGTTGTTAGTGAAGTTATTTTTTGCACTAAATTTATTGTAAGGTGATTCTTCTGCAACTGATGTAATTGCTGTTAATAACAATGTAGCAAATAAAACGTGTTTCATATAGTTACCTCGCATGTTGTGTAAGTAAAGTAATATTATAGTACATTTTATGTGCTACGTCAACTATTATTTAGCTCTTTAACTAGTGCAATCATATCATTTAGTAATACTGGTCTAAAGTCATGGTGTTCAACACATACATTTACATACCTAGTATCAGGTACATCTCCATTCATTACAACATTACTATGCAAGTGCCCGTGTAACTGACCACGCCATCTACTCATTTCACACGGGTGAATTGGAATATGACTTAACAATACATTTTGTTGAACATGATATGCTCTAATGTCTCTAAAATATGGAGTATACTCATTAAGTCTAAAGATATCATGGTTACCTTTAATAAGTACCATATCTTTACAGTGTAATCTTGCTAGTGTAGGTAATGCTCTACGATTGATTGCAACATCACCTAGGATATACAATTTGTCATTAGGTTTTACAGTTTCGTTAAACCTTTTAACGAGTTCTTCATCCATTTCCTCGTAAGTATCCCATGGACGCACTTTAGTACCGTCTGGTCTTAAAAAATTACAAATACCTACATGTCCAAAATGCGGATCTGAAATCACATACACATCTGCCATTTACTCTCCTATACATGCCAAATTTCATCAAAGCCTTCTTCTTCAGTTGGCATTTGAAATATACTAGTCATAGATGCTATAACTGCATCAGATATGGTTTTACCTGGACGACTTGCTAATCGTATTGCAAGTTCAGCCGAGTCTGGTGTTGCAAATACAACAGCAATCTTTTTATAACACGAGAATATTTTTAACTTTTTTGAACGCGATTTAACGGTTAAATTAGTCTGATCCCAAATTGCATTTGTTTCAGCTACGTTTGTAGTAATAGCTCGTTTGGTTAAAAGTTGAGTTGCAGTTTTAATATACTCATCAAAAACCTCATTGTATGTTTTTCCAACTGAAGCTGCATACTCGTCAATAAACTTGTCCGAGCTAAGATGCACACAATTCTTAGCCCATAATTGTTGTTCAACCCATGTTGACTTACCTGAACTAGGGACTCCTACTAACATATATAGTGTACTCATTGTTTGTTTAACTCCCATGTTTCTGCATACAAATTTTTTGAATTTGGTGCTTTGCCGTGTACTATTTTAATAGTGTTTCCGCTATTACTAACTACAAAATATAAAGGATCTTTATATCCGCCAATTTGTCCAGTACACGTATTTTTATCATACATTACAGTTGACGCACCTGGCATTTCTTGTGCTGCAGGCTGGCCACTACCGGTTGCAGCAAAGTATTCTCTTACTACTTCCATAGTAGATCCTGTAAATATAACTGACACTACATGATATTCAATATAACTAATTATAGGTGTGTTACTAATAACTGCTTGTTCTGTATATTGCCCTGATCCTGAAAACTTACCAGTTAACGTTGATGGACAAATTGCATGTGTAGTTAATGTAGTTAAACCAAGTGTTGCTGCTAAAAGTAAACGTTTCATGTAAGCTCCTGTGTAGTTGTTAAGTATGTGCATATTATATATTGTACAATGCATTTGTCAATAAATATTTACATGAAACCACGAGATTTAAACATCATACTTAATCGATTAAGACAATCTGCTAAAAAACGCGGACTTGATTTTAATTTAACTACTTTAGATTTAGACGAAATTGGAATTCCAATCTCATGTCCTATTTTAGGAATGCCATTAAAGTGGCATAATGGAAAAGCTGAAGATGATTCTTATTCTATTGATAGAATAGATTCAACCAGAGGATATGTAAAAGATAATATACAGTTTATGTCTATGAAAGCAAATCGCGCCAAAAACAACTTAACTAGCGCAGAGCTAAAGTTACTTAGTACATACTACAAATAAAAAAAATGCGCTTGTTACAGCGCATGTGTGTATGGTTTAAAATGTATGGTTAGTTTATAGTGCAGCAAAATCTGCAGCAGTTAAACTTTTAACACCAGTTAGTACTACTGAAAACTCAGGAGTACTATCTAAATCAGTGTTTCCAGTTAACAACTGGGTGATAGGATCAAATCTTAACTGTCCAGGCTCTGAAAACTCATCGGTTCCAATAAACTGAAACGAATCGTTATAAAGCGTAACTGCATCGTTAGTTGTATTTGCATCAATGCCAGCTACATCAATTTTATCGTTTTGATATGATTTAAAATCAGTAATAGTATCAATTACTAATTTATTAGCACTTGGCGTAGTAAATACGAAAATATCAGAACCTCTTCCACCAGTTAATAAATCAACTAATGGTGTTCCTAAAATTATGTCATTACCGTATGTGTATCCTGTTTTTGGTAAAGTTGCAACTTTAAATAAGTTACTATCGCTAGTAACAGATTCTTTAGCACCAAATGCATCAGTGTAACTTGCTTTAACGCTAATATTCTTATTATTATCAGTTGCAGATAATGCATAAGTATCAGAAGTTGCTCCTGTAATAACTTTACCATTTCGCAACCATTGATAACGAATAGACCCTAAACCGTCAATGTCACTAAGTGTATTAGTTGCAGTTAATAATGTTCCTGCTTGCGCAACATCAGTAATTCCAGAAATAGTTACTTCACCTTCTGGTAAGTCGTTTACATTAAGAACTTTAAATCCAAGTTCATATGATCCGGGCTCAGTTCGTTGCGACCATATAACGCCAGGAATAACAGTTGTGAATGTAGTGTTTTCTTGTATAACATGGCCAACATCTGCTTGTGTTAAAAGATAGGTATCTAAATGATTACCAGGTAACCATTCTCCGTCTCGATACCAGTTATAGGTAATTGTAGTATTTGGATATTCTTTTTCTACTACATAAGCATATATAGAATCGCCTTGCTTTGCTGCTATCGTTAGATGAGTTGTCATAGTGTTTCCTCGTAGTTAGTTAGTTGATAAAAGTGTAGTTGTTCTTTTGTGTCAGGTACAACTACTAAACCCCGTGAGAGCAGCCCATTCCAGTCATTTCGCTTCAGCCGAGGCAGAGTACTTAAAGTAAGTGCTGGATCTGCAGTAGAATTTATCCTATATCATATCTAGGATTCATAATTGTTTGTAACATAATTGCTTGTGGAGTAAAGTCATCCATATCAGCTGCAAGTACACTTGTCATAATACTTGGACTAAATCCACTTACTAATGCTGCACCTTTTGCATTGTACTTAACTGGCACATTGTCATGTGAGTTTAAGTTCCAAAACACAACTTGTGGTACTGTATATCCTGCATCTTCATACTTACGACAAATCATTTTTATTGCAGAATCATCATGTGTTACACAAGCATCAAATTGCATGTCAGATAATATTAAAAGTATCTTTGGCATTTCTTCAACAGGTACATTACCATTAACTGCAACTTCTAAAATCTTAGAAAAAGCTGCATGTAAGTTAGTGCCCATTTGCCAATCACTTTTTGACATCTGCGCATACTTCTCAACTACATTACCGTTTAGTGTAACTAACTCTGGTTTAGAGCTAAATGTTAAGAATGTATCTTTAAACTTACCAGCATTTTTATCTGCTAAGTATATTCCTAAAGATAATGCAACATCCATACAAGTAACAGTTTTGCTTTTACCTGCAGAACAACCCATGGATCCTGATACATCAACTAATGGTAAAATGCTTGCATCACCAACATAGTTAGGTAACGCGTCCCATTGTGCAATAATGTGTTGTTTTTCAAGTAGTGATGGTTGAGACCAACCACTTAAACCCTTAACGATTTCATATGGATAGATCGCACCTGCGTTAACTTTAACAGTTGGATCATCACCTTTAACTAATTTAGCAATGTATTCAGCATACTTGTCAGTGTGACGAGCAAATGCTTTTTTGTAGCGTGAAGATGCTACAGATGGAACATGACTAAAGTTAATAGTGTCCCATTGGTTAGCACACATTTGTGTTTCAACTACTTTAGTAAGTGAAACAAGTGTTTTGCGATAACGTTTAGGAGACCACCCTAAGTAATTGCGTAACTGTACCGCAGTATCTCCTTTACGTGGAATCCATTTAGCAGCAAGTCCATTTTGCGCTTCTAATGCATCTTTAATTAACGCAAATGCATAGTCCTTTAAGTTTTGTGTTTTGAACACAAGTAAGTCATCGTAGCGTCCAAGTTCAGGAACTTTAGCTGCAAGTTTCTTAGCAGCATCTGGATCTGAGTTTTCAAGATACAATAAAATATCTCTAAACAACTGGCGTTCGCCTGCACCACCACGTACATCGCGTACCCAAGCTGCAATACGTAATGCAAGATCTTTATCTTCTACATAGGCGGCAACAAACTCAGGTGTGATGTTTTTACCTCTCGAGGCACCTGCCTTAAAGAAGAGATCGACTAATGCACTTGAGGTTGATTTACGTGCTTTCATACCGTTAGTGGTACGATCTTCTTGATTTGCAATTGCTTCGATAAATGTACTCATGTGTGTTCTCCTCAGTTTATATTAAATTATGTGCTGTTAATAAACTTATTGTTTATGTTGTGTATTATACACTATTAAAATTGTTTGTCAACTATTTTTTAGAGAATAAAAAACCGCGTGTTAAGCGGTTTATTCTTCTTCGTCTTCAAACTCAAATTCCCAACCTTCTGGCATGTTACTTCCTATGCGATTGGCTTCATTAAGTGTAATCTCTCCATCTACTAATTTTTGATGAGTAGTTGCAAAAATTTCTGCAAGTGTATCTGGTTCAAGTGTAAAAAATACATCGTCGTCTTCATTAGACATAATATACCTCTATAAGTTGTTAGTGGAAGAATGCAGGATAGTTTGGGCGTTTAGTTGTTTATTTTACAGTCGAGCATTGCCCCTCGACTGCTGCTTGCACAATGACCTCTAGTGCAAGCTAATCAGAAAGCTAGTTATTAAACTAACAAATTCTGTTTGCTGAACCTATCCTATTTTTAACGGTATAGTAGTTCTTACTTTTTTTATACTAGGTAAAGAGTCCTAGGATTATCTGTGAAACCACAGACCAGCTATAGTTGTGTTGCAGTATCTATACCAAAATTGTTAGCCAGTACGTTGAATAACGTGCCAACCAAATTGTGTTTGAACAGGTTTACTAAAGTTACCAATTCCTAATTCAAAAGCTGCATCTTCAAATGGTTTAACCATCTGACCGCGACCAAACGGTCCTAAGTCACCACCGTTTTGGCCACTTGGACATTTACTACTTACAGCAGCAAGTGCGCCGAAGTCTGCACCTTCGTTAACTACTTTATTATACAAGTCATTTGCTTGTTCTTCTGTTTCTACTAAAATGTGTTTTGCTTGAATTGATGTCATATTAGTCCTCTTTGTATTGGTTGTTAAAAGTTGAATTTACTGGTATTTTTGATCTATTGTCTATTCTATAAGCATACATATGGCATTCTGATGGAACTTGATATATCCACCAATTTGGAATAGCATTATAACTAGTACTAGGACGTTGTTTAGAAGGAGAACCATCTAGTTCAAATAGTATTTCAATTGATGTAGTAGATCTCATGTGTTGATATGCAGCATGGGGAATAACAAAGTAAAATTTCTTACCTGTTATTGTTTCAGTTACTATTACACGCAATCCATCTATTTTACCTTTAAAATGTTTAATTGGCGCACTATGCTGAGTTTTACTTCTATGAGTACGTGTTCTTACTTCTTTTAACGTACTGTTATCAGTAATAGTTAGTTTCATGTTATACCTATATGTAATTGTTAATTGGAGCGGGATACGAGACTCGAACTCGTTTAGATAGCTTGGAAGGCTATTGCACAACCCATATGCCAATCCCGCATATGATTAAATAACTGGATGCATTTTAAGTTTCATAAAAAGAAAGTTTAAAGTTGCAGTTAGCATCCAAAACTGTTGTATGCAAATACTATAACTGAATGCATTAAATTCACCATTCTC